TGCCGTTGTACCTACCAACCTCTCCAGCGTCGCAATCATGGCTTGCTTTCTCATTCGTGCCTCTTTGAGTTGTTGCCATTCAGGACGGGCGCGGCTGTATACGTCGCCGCTTTTGCCTGTGACTTGGTAGCACGTGCCTTGCTCATTGCAAAAAGCCTGCAACATTTCTTCCTCAATCTCGACGCAGCTAAGCGTTTGAATTAAAGACTTTACGCCGCTGGTAAGCTCGCTGCGTGTGCTGTACTCGGCCACGCGTTCCGTGAACCTTTGAAATTGCGCATCGTTCATTTAGCTAAGTTAGGGGATTCCCTTTTACTTTCAAGCACACACGAAAAAAAGTCAACTTGCACGGGACTTTCTCATAACGTCTATATGGTTTTCTTTACCCCCTACCCCCTTGTAAATCAGTGCGTTCTGTTCTTGATTTGCGTGCGTGGCAGCTGTTGCACATGGGTTGGAACGGTCCGCGCCAGAAGTCGCCGCCCCTTGTGACGGGTGTGATGTGGTCGACTACGTTGGCAAGTTCGTTGCACTCAATGCAAAGCGGATTCTCACGCAGGAAGGCAGACCGTAAGCGCCGCCATGGTTTGGAACTGTATCTGTTGTCCCTGTTGACTCGTTGCCCTTGCTTTAGTCGTGTGTTGTGCCATGGGCTGCGTCTGCTGCTCTTAGGAATATAAGCCATAGTTGTAACCGTTATGCCCTGTGAGTTCATACAGTTCATGGCTTAGCTTCTGGAATCGTTGCCACCTGCTTCCGTAGTTAAGTTCCTTGATGTTGCTTACCATGTTCACGTTTAACAGGTCGAGTCTTGCCTTTCTTAGCGCGTCGAATTGTACCCGTTCCTTTGGGCTTAGGCTGTACGTCTTTGGCTTCTGCAAATTCGAGGGCCTTTGTCCGATAATGGTCGTGTAGGTTTCGTAGCTCGCGTATCGTGTACTTTCTACCTCGGTCCGCTTCTCGCATAAGCTGCGCAGTTCTTCCGGGTTCTTCGCTTTCAATACGGCAGCCGAAAAGCCATTGTTCTCCGCTTCTGAGAATATTGCAGGCATAGCATTGCGACTTAACGTTAGTTTCGTTCCACCGAGTAGCTGCAAATCGTCTGCTAAGGAAGTGTCCGGCTTGAATCTTCGATGCGTGATAGACTCGGTTGCAGGTGTAACACGTACAATTTCCGCGTATATCTGCCGCTTTCCATCGGGTGTATTTGCTGAACCATTCATCAACCTTTTTCTTCTCCTGTGCGTGCGTTCGTTTCTTTGGCATTACCGTTGATTGCGTCGCTAATGTAATCCTTTAGCAGTTCGCGCTCTCGCTTGCGGTTTTTGTATTCCGTGGATTGCTGCACCCTGTGCCAGTTCGCCCTTAGCTTCGTGCGGTACGCCTCGCGCTGGGTTGTGTAATGCGTTTCGCACATCACCCAAAAGGCTTTTGTGTGTTCTGTTACACTGGGATGCTCTGAGAAGGTGCCGCGGTTGTTTATGAAGTATTCTCGTTCCATGGGATGCGGCTTGTAACGGCTCGCGCATTCAGCGCCGTATACTTCTGTGATTGCGTAGCGGCGTGCGTCCATCAGGTCGAGCCAAAATCTTTCTATATCGGTCATTGCATTGTAATTCTAAGTTGTGATTGGTGTTGCTGGAGGCGTTTCTTTGCCGCGTTAAAGTAGTCCGCATCTAATTCGCAGCCGACCAAATCAAAACCGAGGTTATGGCAAGCTATTGCAATTGAACCGCTGCCAAGGTGCGTGTCAAGTATCCTGTCGCCCTCCTTTGCGTAGTTCATTAGAAGCCATTCGTAAAGCTTGACGGGCTTCTGCGTAGGATGTATGCGCACCTCCTTGTTTTTCATGTCCCCCTGCAACATCCCAGCCCATTTAAAACGAAAAACACGAACTGCAGAAGTAAAAGTTGTGTAAGCTAATTCTGCGTCTGCAAAGTCGGAGGCACCGTTTACTTTATCCCAAACAATATAGCAACTGCTGTTGCGCGCACGAAAATGATTTGCGCCCCAAATTATTTGATTTTTGCTTACGCGCTCTAATTCATTAAAATATTCTTCAGGCGGTGCGTTTTTATCCCAATCTTTCTTTGCATAGTCAATTTTTTTCGCAACCCCACCTCCTTTACCTTGGCTTTGGTTTGTTATATCAATCCCGTAGGGCGGGTCTACAATAGCCAACTCAAAAGCGTTGTCCTCTAGCGTTGCTAGGTATTCCATGCAATCGACGTTGTGTAGTTCAATCTTCGCGCTCATTCTTTCCGGGTATCAAGAAGGGATTGTTCTTCATGCGCCATTCGAGCTTCGCTTTCGCCTTTGCTACTGTCATTGCATCGGGATTCTAAGTTGTGACTGGTGTTGTTCAAAGCGTTTCTTTGCCGCGTTAAAGTAGTCCGAATCTAATTCGCATCCGACCAAATCAAAACCGAGGTTATGACAGGCAATTGCGATTGAACCGCTGCCGAGGTGCGTGTCAAGTATGCGGTCGCCCTCCTTTGCGTAGTTCATTAAAAGCCATTCGTACAGCGCCGTCGGTTTTTGGCATGGATGCCAACGCTGTGTGTTTGACCAATCTATTTTGTTCCCAATTACGTTGCCACGGCTGACGTAGTGAAAAATTTTCATATTTACGCCGAAACTGTGGCTTGCGATGTCGCAAGTGCTTAATTCTGAGGGGAATCCCTTGCCAGTTCCGCCAGTTTTATCGTGAACAATTCTTCCAACTGCCCCCACGTGTTTTGCGTAGTAATTGATTCCAAAAATTATTTGGTTTTTACTTACTCGGTGCAATTCTTTAAAATATGCTGCGTCAGGTATTGAATCATTCCATTTTACTTTTTCATGCCGTGTTTTTGAACTTGTAAAATCTCCAATCCCATAAGGCGGGTCTACAATAGCCAATTTAAAAGCGTTGTCTTTGCACGTTGCAAGATATTTCATGCAATCGACGTTATGAAGCTCAATCATTGTTCTTGCTTCTGTCGGTTCTCCATCTCCTGCCGCTCTGTGTACGTTAGGCGGTTCTCTCCTGCCATCCAATCGGCTGGGTGAACCCTTGATGCCACCGGGTTAATTTGAGTGGCGTATTCGGGCTGTAAATGCCTCATGGCTTCCTGCTGCATCCGTTCCGCGTCTTTGCGTTCGTTTTCGCGTATGGTTTGAATGACTGGTTGTTTGAGTTGGTCGTACTTGGTAAAGCAATCCACGAACTGCGCCAATTTTAAGCGTTCGTAGTACGGTCCGAAGCTTTCTTTGGCCATCATGTACAGGCAAAGCCGCCAATCTTCAAGGGTAAACGTTGGGAATTGCTGTACAAGCTCGTTCACGGTCATTGCAATATGTTCGGGCTCTGTTAGCGTCTTGTTCGCGTCGATAAACTTCACGCAGCGGCTCAGCATTGCAATAAGTGCGGCCCGTGTTGGTGCTTCGTCGCAAACTAATGCCGTGCGCACGTTAGTGCCTTCAAAGCACGTTTGTAGCGTCAGGCGTGATACGTCCAGTTCGTGCAAATTCTGCAAGCTTTTCGCGGTTGACATCTCTTTCAAGGTTATCCGCTCGCCGGGTGTTAGCTCGCCCGCTTTTGGGTGAGTTAAATACCAAGCCTTTCCAGCCGTTTGCAATTGCTGTATGAATTGCGTCGATGGCGTCGCTTTCGTCGGTGTGTTCATTTTGTAATTTGATTAGTGCCCTTTGTTCGGTTTTGGGCGATTTGTATTTAAATCTGTGGTCTGTTTGTTTGTACTCTTTCCATTCGTTCCATGCCGCTTCGAATTTTTCCGATTGAAACGGCAAAACAACATTCAACACTTTCGCACTATTAGTAAGTGTATTAGTAGTTGATATAGTAGTTGTTATAGTATGTGCTGAATTCTGCGCACTCGTTTGCGCGGATTTACGCACTCGTCTGCGTGAATCTACGCACTCGTCTGCGCTATTCTGCGCACTCGTTTGCGCTAATCTACGCAGTCGTCTGTTGTATCTGTCACCTTCTCGAACAAGAAAACCAGCGTTTACAAGCTTGGAAATATAGCCCCTTGCCGTGGCCGTCGATACATTCAGCAACTCGGCAAAGTGTTCGTTTCCTGCAAAACATGGTTTATTCTTATCCTCAAAGCTGGCAACCTCAGCAAGCAACACCCTTTCGTTTGGGTGCAGCTCGCCAAGATTCCACAATTCCAGCGGGATATAAATGCCTTTGCGTTTCATCTGTCTTTGCAGCACTCAAGCAAATAGCCCATTAGCGCAGGCGCTTCAATGCAAAATGCAATCGACGTATTACCGTCGCCGCCTTGTTTGGCCCATGTTGTTTCGGGTTCAATGTTTCCCTTTATGCAATCGGCTTTAAACTTCTGCAAAGCCTCAACAAGTCGCGTTGTTTGTACAAGTAACGTTGTGCTGCCGTCGGCTGTCATTAGCGCCCAATGCTGTGCGGTTGTTGTGTTTATGCCTGACGGTTTACCGTGGCTTTGGTATTCAATAAAATAGTTTTGTGTACGGTGCGCCATGCGGTCACGCTTCACTTCAATTTTTTGATGCGTTAGAATGGTGTCTAAAATCTTTTCGCCTTCCTCGCCATATTCCAAGTCTGCGCGAAAATCGCTGTAGTCTTTCATGCTTTTTGTTTTTGGTTGATTTGCTCCACGTTCTCGGCTACCACGTCGAACAGTTCGAACGGGTCAACGCCGTCCATTTGCATCAACTGGCCGCTGTGTTTCAGTATCCCGGTGGGATTGCTATAAATGTAATTTTCAACCGTCCGGCGTGATACGCCCAACCTTTCGGCGCAGTTGTCCAAGCCTTCAAAGTGTTTAAGTATATACGCCTTTAGTTTCATTGTATTCGATTCTGATTTCATGGCTTATGTGTTTATCTCGCAGGTCGTCAACGTACCTTTCAAAGCTGCTGTAGTTCTCAAACGTTACGCGCGTATTTAGCTTTGGCAGTCTGACGGTGTAACGTACCTCAGAAAGGGAAATTTCCGCCATCTTCTGCAGGTTGTTGGGTTTCCTTTTTTGTGTCGTCTTCAATGCTGTAATTGCGCACTACGAAGCTGCAAAATATTTTCAGCGGTCCGGGTTCAGGCAATGGGTTGCCATCTTCGTCGGTCGTCTTTTGCCATTCCCGTGTTTGGATTTTGTATTCCACCTGCATTTTTTGACCGGGATGCAATGAGATTGCTTCGTCAACCATGTCTTTGAGAAACTCCAGCGGCACGATTTGGGTGTACTGGCCGTCTTTGACTTCCAAATGAATTTCGCATTTTCTGAAACCGCTTGCAAACTCCATCGGTTTATTAACTCGTTTAATAACGCCCTCTGTTGTGTGTATCATTTTTCTAAAATTGAATGTGATTTGATAAGATTCTGTGAATTGTGTTTGTGACCAGTTCGGCAAATCGATTGCACGCAACTGGTTTAATTTTAACCGCTCGAATATCTCACGCCAGCGGTTCGGCGTTGGGTTAGTGTCTATTATTTCATCCTCTAAGCCGTCATCGTCGTCTTTCATTGTGGACGTGCTGAGCAGCAGTAAAGCGTAATCTTTGACGTCTTCCACGTGTGCGTCTTGGTCAGCCTCTACGCTATCAAAAAACTCGTCAAGGCTATTCATCTATTTCGTCCTCGCCGTAAACGCCAGCAGTGTAAAAGCCTGCAAGCTTTAAAATGGCACGCGATAAGGCCCGTTTTTCAGCCATTGCAATCGGGTAGGCATTTCGGTTATTTGCTTTGCTCGCCTCGCCATACGTTTCTACCTTGCCTATTTCGCATTTTGCGTACGCTTTAATGCAATATTTTCCTTCTTTTGGGTCTGAGTATTCGGGCACGGTAGAAAATCGAACCTCGGCCTTTATTTTGGCTTGTAAGTGTTCGACGCCTCGGCGCGTCATAATGACAAAGCCGCGCGGGTCTTTGTGAAAATGGTCCGGGTGCATATCGTATTTTGCGGATAGCGCCCGAAGTTCGTCAGTGTTATTCATCGTTCACGGTTTTGCTTAAGGTGCATCTTCATTTTGTCAATCAGGCGAATAAACTCGCGTTCCTCGGCTAAGTCTTGCTGCCACTGGTTGAATGACTGCGGGGCTGTTACTTGTACGCTTGAGCGCACGCAAATAGGTTTTTTCATAATTTGTCGTCTTGGTGTTTGTCGTGTTGTTCGTCGGCCTCTTCGTAGTAGTCGCGGCCTTCGTCTTCGTCGTCTGCTGGGTAGTCGTATCCTTCTCTCCACATCTTACAGCGTGTTTGCAAATTGCGTGAATTCTTCGTCGCCCATTCGTGCTTCGAGTACATCCAAAACCGCGCAAAGTGCTACGCCAGCTTCGCGGCTCAAATCTTGCATAAGCAAAACGGCGCTTTCTTTCAAAGTCTTTGTGTCTTGCTTTGCGATTGCTGCGTGGAGTTTGTTTTGTGCGTTCATGTCGATTGTTTTTGTTTGTTTGACTGAGTCAAAGATACGCAACTTATTTCGTTACGCAAGCTTTTTCGTAAAAAACTTTGATTTTTTTTTAGGGCACAAAAAAAGCCCCCACGTTTGGAGGCTCTTTAAATCATCTCTATGTAACAAACTAGGAAAC